CTACCCTCGTGCCCGCCGGCGGGCGCGTCCCTCGCTATGCACATAGAGCGGGTCTAGACGCGGCGGCGCTGGCGGCAGCGGGTCGGGCCGGCTCTCGATGGGGACGCCGGCCGAGCGCACGTTCTTAGATCCGCACTTGCAGACGAACATTGAGGTATCGAGCGGGAGCGCGGTTTTCAGGCGCTTCCGAAAGTAGAACAAGGCGGCCTTGCCGGCATCGAACACGACGATCCGCCCGCAGCTTTCGCAGACGATCGCCAAGTCGATCCCGAACTGCGGATATTCGGCCAAGTCTTTCGGTACGCGGACACCCATTCGCGCACCGTGAACAGATTGAGAACGATTCGTGAAGGGGCAAATAAAAAAGCGCTCCGGAGAGAACCTCCCCGGAGCGCCATCCTTGTATCCCGAAAGGCTCGATCATCCAGGCGCCGCAAGGGCCGCCTGAAGCGCCGAATGAGCCGCGTCGCTCCGCTCGATCGCCACGGCAAGACGCACCGCGTCCGCCGGCGCCAGCGACAACGCCAGCGGATAGGTGATCCGCCCTGCGCTAAGCGCGGCGAAGGCCACGCGGTCGCCATTGGCCATCTTCGCCTGCGTGACGGCATCGAATGCCCCGGCCCCGAATGTGGTCATCTCAGCGGCCACGGCATAGCCGGTCTCGATACCCACCGCGCGGTCAGCGGCCTTGGCGATACTCGCCTCGGTCGGCGGCCGCGCGCCAATCGCGCACGCCGTAAGGCTCGCCGCAAGGGCGAGTGCAATTAGCACCTTCTTCATGGTTGGTCTCCTGTGATGCCGCTGAACCGCGCGGCCCGGATCAGTTGGCGCCGGGCTCAACCGGGATCGGCTCTGTCGGCGGATTGTCGACCGTCACCTGCCTACTGGTCGGGATGCGCAGGACGCCGATAAGGCCGCCCGTCACAGTGCCGAGCCCGAAGGCCTCCATCTTGCCGATGATGTTCTCGGAGAGGGCCGCGATGATCATCGCGCCGAGCAGCACGATCACCAATGCCGCCAAAGTCGCCAGATAGGCGATCAGTTGCTCGCGTGGCGTCACGCCCCCGCGCTCCGCTTCGCGAATGCGGCCGCGAGACGTTGATCGTACTTGTTCTCGCGATAGGCGGTGCCGTTGTAGCCACGCGCGAAGGCCGCCCAGTCGCCGCGTTGGAGCGCGGGCTTGAGGCCGTTCGACTCTACGAACAGCACGAAGGCTTCGAGCTGGTCCGCCTCGGTCTGCGCCTGCCGCCAGGCAAAGGCCCAGGGCGACGGCGCACCGCACACCGCGTAGTTCTCGCCGAGGATCTGGAAACCGCCGTAGCTCGCCGAAGCAAAGCCAGCATCGACATCGAGCCCGACCGCATCGAGCAGCTGCGACCAGCGCCCCGCCTGCGATGCGGGGTACAGGGCGCGGTTCCACGCGCGCGACGAGAGCGTAGGATGCGAGGCGTCGTATTGGTGCCCCGTCGCCTTGCTGAACCGGTGCGGCTCGAAGAGGATCGTCGGGAGGCCATCCACGAACGGCTTCGCAGTCGCCTCCACGTCCCACACCGTCAAGATCTTCGCCGCCGCCACGCCAAGGCGGTGCGCGGCGGCCTCAACGTCGGAGTCGTCAAGCCTCCAATCAGGGCCATCCTTCAAGGCCTGCGCGATCGCCATGCGATCGGCAGAGCCATAGGGCGCCGCCTCGGCAGCCGGCGAATAGCCAGCCGCCATCAGGCGCCGCCGAAGCGTCGCTAGATCCATGTCATTTACTCCTGTGGTTAAGTGGCCGGGCCTTCGGCCGTGTCGATATCGTCGAGCAGCTGCGCGCCGCCGGCCATCGACGGCACGGGCATCGCTTCTTCGAGGATCATTTGCGCCTGGATTAACGCGGCCGAGTGCGGAGCCACAGCAATGACTTCCGCCGCCAGTACGCGATAGGCGTTCCGCTGGCGCTCGAAACGGATCAGCACGTCGAAGTGGTGCTGTTCGAGCCGCTCGTACTTTTCCTCAATCCGGGTGAGTCTAGACGCGATCTCGGCGTCCAGCTTTGCTTCGCGTGAGGTCAGCTCGTCGTGCCAAACCTGTAATTTGGCCGATCGACTATTCGCCCGCGCGTCCTTCCAGTTGAGAAGCCAGGCCGCCCCCTTGCCCAGCGCGGCGAGGATCGCGATCGCGCCCGCGATGATGCCGCCGACTTCGCCAGCGCTGACGCCCCCGGCATCGCTCACGACGGTCAGGCTGCCGAAGCGGAGGCGGTGAGCTTAAGGTCATACACCCCGCCCACCTCGAAGCCGTCCACCTCGGCGAACGGCAGTTGGTAGGAAACCGGCGTGCTTGCCGCAGTCGGATCGGCCAGCTCAACGATGAACTTCGGTGCCGTGTTCGCCGGCATCCCGGCGGGTGCGATGGCAAGGGCAGCCTCGTTGAGGCGGATCGCCTTGATGATCAGCTTCATACTCGTTCTCCTGTGATTTGAGGCTCAGGCCTCGGGGTAACCCTCGGTGATATCGATCGAGAGGATCTCGGCCGCAGTGGCGCCGGCCGCGAGCGCCGCGTCGAGCTGCGCTCGAATGCCCTGGCTCGCAGCGTGGCAAAGCGCTTGCTGGATCAGGCTGGCATCGCGCAGCAGCAGGATCTGGTCGGCGTTGATCGACACCAGGCTATTCGCGGCGTCGGTGAACACGATCGAGAAATCGGCGGCCTTGCGGATCGCCGTCTCCGCAGCGCTCGAATACCGGTCGATCCACTTCTGACCTTCTTCATCCCGCTGCGCGACGATCACCTGGCCCGGAACGATGTCCGCAACCGCCAGCGGCTCGGTCTGCCGCTCGACACGATACCGCTTGGCTTCCTCCCAACGGAGATCGCGCGCTTGCTCAGGGCTCCACCGCGTGATGATCGCGGCCGCGTCGAAGTCCCAGCGTTCCTGCGCCAAATCCAGGCAGCGGGGCAGGGAAGAGCGCCGCACCGCTTCGGGGTAGCGATCGACCAACTCGATCTCTCCGCCCTCCTCGATCTCGGCAGGCGTAGGATCATCGGCAATGACGTGTTGCCGGCCATCGGCCTCTTCGATGACCCACCACGTATCGGACATGTCGTGCTCCTAGACCTTGACGATAACCGAGCCCGGAGCCGGCGTTTCAAATGTCAGGACAGCGCCCTGAAGGGTGCTATTGATCACCCCCACTGCTCGGACATCATAGTTGCCGTTCGCTGGCGCGACGGATTGGTAGATCGTCACATCGCCGGGGTTGTCATCGCCCGACAGGTTGCTGAAGGTGGCAGTCCCGCCTTGCACTGTCGGTCCAAAGTCGGTCCACGAATTCGCGCCGGCGACGCTGTATTGCAGCTTCACAACACCGTAGCGGCTGACGAAATTGCCCGAGCCGCTCGCGTGATACATCCCGTAGAAGCTGGCGTAGATGGACTCGCCCGTAGCTTTGACGAGGTTCGAAACGCGGCCGATCTCCGCATAAGAGGTTGTCGAGAGGGACGCTCCGCCGGCATCAAACGTGCCGTTCTTGCTGAAGCCACTCGAACCAGATCCCGAGCCAGCCGGCGCTGCCGCCAACTTCTTACTCACCTGCACCGTCACCTTCGCGACTTGCACGCCGTTATAGCTAACGATCCAATCGAAAGTGCCCGGCGCCGCAGCGCCGCTTACAATCGTTGGCCGCCCTTTCGTCGTGGAGCCGGTCGTGTTGTCGACTGTGATATTCGCGTTCGTGCAGCCGCCCGTGAAGTTGCCCACCGAGTAGCTCGCCTGGCTGTTAAGTGTCACATTGGTACCGCCGCGAGTGACGGTGACGGGCATGATCTTCGGGACGCCGCTCGCCGTGGTCCCGGTGTAATCGAAGGCGATCTCCACAGACTTCTCGATGTCACTCGTGAACTGCGAGGTCAGCGTAACGTCGGCATTGTCCTCTGGCCGTCCCGAGCGGCTCGGGATCTTCGCCCAGTCGGCGCCCGGCAAAGTATCGGTGATGGTCGACGTGACGTTGATCGGGCCACCAGTGCTGAAACTCAGCTGCCAGCCACTCTCCCAGAGAGCACGCGTGAACCCCGAGTAGCCGGCGAAGAAATCGCGCACGCGCACCTGCGGATAGCTCCACGTCTCGGCCGCCGTGCCGATCCAGACACAACAGCAGGTGCCGTCATGCCCGAAATAGACGGGGTATTCGACGTTGGAGCCGCCGAGCACGCGGGCCGAGGTATTGAGCCAGCTCGAACCGGAATAGTTGTAGCCGCCCACCTCCAGCGTGCACATGAAGCCCGAGCTGTACTCGTAGATCTCGACGGTGAAGCGCATCATGGTGCTGGTCCACGATTGCGGGAGCCGGACTTTTAGCGATCCGTTCACCACCGAAGCCTGCGTCGTAAATACGGCCCCGCCAGGCGCGCGGATGACGCTGTCGACATTGTTACGCACGTCGCCGTCGTTGAGCAGCACGCTGCCGCTGTCGCGAATGTTGGTGCCGAGCGTGCCGCCTACGGTCGCGTTATCGGCGGGCCGGTTAGCGCCGCCGGTGGAGCCCCAGTCGTTCTGGCTGTATGCGCCGAACTGAACATCGGTGAAGCCTTGGCCGTTGCCGCCACCCGCGACGCACACATAAAACGTCCGGCCAGCCGTCGTGGCAACGACGCGCTTCTCGACGCCGTTGACATAATAGCGGACATTCACCCCGTCATAGGTGATGACGACGACAGCCGGCGAGGCATTGGTGTGCGTGACGCCGAGGCTGATGCCGGTCCCGCTCTCATATGCGTAGAGATCGCCGCCGCTCGAATAGACGAGGTACTGGCCATAGACGTAGTCGTTCGCTCCGCCGTACTGCCGGTTGTCGGCGAGGCCGATCATGTTTGAGCCGGTGTCGGTAAAGCGCGCCGCGACCATGGCGGTGCCTGTCTGGCTTTCCAGCGAGTAGGCGTTGCCGATCCACTGCGATGCAGACCGATAGATCGCCGTGCCGCCGCTGATTTCCCAGACAGATCCACCAGATCCGACAACGCTTTCATTCCGTGCGTCGAACAGCGTCGCCGTTCCGGCCACCGGCGCCGTCATGCTGCGATGGGTAAGGCCGGTGTAGGGGGAACCACTGTTGTACGCATGGAAGGCGCCATAGAGACTCCACGTGGCCGCCCCGACCAGTAGCTTGCTCTGCCAGCGCACGATGCCGCCGAGCCGCACGGTGAAGCGCTTGCCGTCGAACAGCACTTCGAGCTTGCCAGCAACCGAACCCACGTTGACGCTGTAGCCCAGCGACCCGGACACGTAGATCGACAGGCCTTGCCCGGCATAGTTGTATTGGGCCTCGACCGTCATGTCGGTGTAATAGTGGTTGGACGAGGTGATCGCCTTGGTAAGCGCGACCATGGTCCAAAGAGTCGGGTGAACGTCGACCGCCGCCAGCTGGGCACCCTGAAGCGGCTGCTTCGAGAAGGCGTACGCCTCATAGTCACCGCTGCCGCTCGTACGCGTCAGGCTGTTTCCGACCAGGCTGATCGGGCCGACGCCGTCGAGCTGCTGATCGGTGGTGGCGCCGTCCGAAGGGCGCCCCGTGCCCGTGACGCCGCTCCACGTCGCAACCTGCGACGCCTTCAGGTCAATTGCGTTGAGGAGCGCCTGGCGGGCATCGTAGTAGTCTTTGAACCTCTGGTTGAACGTCGCGGGCACTATGGTCGTGTCCTGCGTCGTGTCACTGTACGATGGGTTGAGCCCTGCGAAGTAGGTGCCCAGGGCGTTATAGGCGGCGGAATACGCCGTCGTGTCCACGATCAAGGCATTGGCGCTAGCGCCGATGAGGTTCGCCTCGCCGATAATCGCATTCCAGCGTCGGATGATTTCCGGCTTCTCGACGCGGGAAAGGACAGAGTCGCTCTGGATGTCAGCGATTTGAGCCAGACCGCTGGAAGCATCCGCCTGTGCAGCCTTTGCCTGCGACTGATCGGTCCAAGGGCCGGACTGAATATCCTTGATCGCCCACCCAGGCGCCCCGCTCTGATAGAAGTCGAGCACCTTCGGCCAAAGGGTCTGCCCCGATGCTACGGCCGTGGTGACGTACTTGCCGCCATCCAACAGCACAAAGATCGAGGTGCCGTCATAGACCAGCGCCATGCGACTCGCCGGGGTTAGACCCGTAACGGCCGCCGACGCGATCAGCCCTGCGCCGCCGCTACCGTAGAGATAGATCATCCCGGTGGTTGGAGTGTTGGCGACAAATACCGCCTCGTACTTCACATTGATGGCGGCGCCGCCGAAGGCCCCGACAAAGTTGGTCGCGCTGCTGTCCAGCGCTAGTGACGTGCACCAGCCACCTGCGGTGCCGTCTTGGATAGCCAGCAGGCTGCTACTCACGAACGCGGTGCCGACAAGCGCGGAGCTGACCGTGCCGCCCTGATACAGGCCATGCGTGCCGCCGGCCTTCACCTGCGAGTTGCCCTGCACGGTCGTGTAGGCGCCGATCGGCGTGAGGGTGCGCGAGGTGCCCGCATTGTTCGCCGGCATCTGGCCGTTGTCGTTGGAGGTGCCCGACCAGTTCGAGCGCGTCTGCGCATACGCCCTCAGGGCGTCGATCAGCACCGTGATCCCGGTCCGATAGTCTCCGAGCTTGGTGTTGAAAGTGCCGCGGACTACCGGCGTCGTGTCGCTCGTGTCGTTCCAGGCGGGATTGAGGGTGTTCCGATAGGCCTGCCAATTCCCTCGCGCGGTAGCGGCCGTCGTGCGCGCTGCGGCGACCGCTGCCGACCCCGCGATTGCGCCCGCTTGCGCATCGAGAATTGCCCAGGACGCCTCAAGCTCGGCGTCGCCGGGAATGAGCTTTTGGATCTTCTCCGCCGGCGTTAGCTTGCCGTCCGAGAAGATCTCGGCGAGATCGTCCAGCGCCTCGCTTGCATCTTCCTGCGCTTGGTCGAGCTGGCCTAGCCGAGCTTCGATCTCCGCGAGTGCGCGTGTGTAGGGGTTTGGTTCGAGCGCCCCCGCCGTAGTCAGGCCCTCGATCGTCAGCGAGCAGAAACTCACTGTCTCAAGCGCGAGATCCACCGCGAAGTCCTTGAAGAACCCATAGATGGCAAGGCTCTCGAAACCTTCCTCTCCGATCCAAAGCGCCGGCTTCGCGCGCAGCGCGGCCAGGCGTCGCTGCACTTCGTCTGCGGTGCCGGTTTCAATCAGCGAACGGATCGTCATCCGCTTCGCCCAGCCGCGCTCCACCACCGTGGTCAGACCGAAATCGTCTGTTTCCCGCCGGCTGAAATCGTCGATCCCCACGCTCGGGCCGGCCTCGGTCAGGCCGAGATCCAGCACATTGCCGAGCAGCAGGGTTCCCGCCGCGACAGGCACCAGCGGTCCGCTCGCCGAGACCGTCACGACGATCTGCACGCCCGCGACCTGCGGCAGATCGAGGAAGAGCATCGAGGCCTCATCGTCGGTCGGATCGCTCGGCACCTGCGTCTGATCGTAGATCGTGACCGCGCCCGAGGTGACCTTGACGCGCACCGAAACCGCATTGGTATCGAGCACCGCCAACGCGCCGATCGCGGCGGGGGGAGCCAGCGTGACGGTGATATTGCCGATCGCCTCGGTGAGGGAACCTACGGCCTGATCGAACATCGCCCAACGGTTTGTCGCGCTGACATCGATCCACTTGCCGGCGGCGCCGGCGGCGGGGTGATTGCCGATGTTGCCGGCGCCGGCGCTCTCATAGATCCGGTGCGTGGAGGTAAGGATTACGCGCGCACCGACCGCATAGGTCGTACCCGCTGCCCATGCCGGATAATCGTTCTCGGCGACGTTGCTGCCGACCAGCACCGCGTCGGTGATAGTGACGGGTTCAACGACCTTCATGCGGCGAGACCTTCGATTTCGAACGAGCAGAAGCTTGAGGTGAGCAGGGCGATGTCGACCGAGAAGCTCTTGAAAAAGCCGTAGATCGAGAGCGCATCGTATCCTTCCTCGCCGATCCACAGGGCCGGCGTTGCGCGCAGCCTCGCGACGCGCTTTTGCACCCGAGCGACGGCCGAGGTGTCGATCCGGGAGCGGAGCGTCATCCGCTTCGCCCAGCCGCGCTCCACCACGGTGGTCACGCCGAAATCGTCGGTTTCGCGCCGGCTGTAATCGGTGATCCCGATGGATGGAGATTGCTCGGTCGTGCCCAGATCGAGCACATTTCCGATGATCAGGGTGCTCAAGCCGACCGCCGCGCCGGCTGCGCTGGTCAATGTCACCTTGATCTGAGCGTTGGCCGCCTGCGGGAGATCGAGGAAGGTCAGAACGGCGCGCGTCGCCTGAACCGTACGGTCGTAGACGCCCACGCCGGCAACGGTCACCTCGACACGCACGGTTGCAGCCACGGCATCGAGCACGGCGAGCGCGCCGATCACGACAGCCGGCGCCAGCGTGACGCTTAAGCTGGTAACGACCATGGTCGATGATCCTGCCGAGTCGTCGAACATTGCCCACCGGTTTGTGGGTCCGGCGTCGAGCCACTGCGTTGCCCCGGCAGTGGGATCGTTGCCGATGTTTCCGGCGATCGCGCTCTCATAGACGCGATGTGTCGCGGTCGAGATCACGCGCGCGCCGAGGGCGTACGTGGTGCCGGCCGCCCAAGCGGGATAGTCGGTTTCAGGCACCGTCACATTCACGATCATCGCTGCGGTGACCTTGGTCCGCTCGATCACCTTCATGCTGCGATCACGGTCGAGATCGAGTTGCCGCCGTTCTCCGACGTGACGTTATCGAGCGTCCGCTTGATCGCACCGGTATTGCCGGCCGTCGCCGCATGCCCCTGATTGTTCTCGCTGCGCATGCCGGCGATTTCCTCGCGCAGTTCGTCAAGCTTGGCAGTCAGGCTCGCGACGTTGTCGTTGGCGGTCGCGTCTGCCGCCTGTGCCGTATCAGCCGAGGCCGCGAGCAGCGCAGCGTCCGAGAGCGCCGTTGCGCTCGTGCCGAGCTGGTTGACGATCCCATAGGTGGCTTCGAGGCTCGCGGCGGTCTGTGCCTTGACCCGCTCATATTCCTGCGCGCTGCGCGCGGAGGCGAGCGCGGCGGTGAGCAGGGCCTGCGATAGCTGCGGCAACGACTTTGCCGCGTCCTGCGCACCCGGATCGTTCGACCGTGCCATTGCAGTCGCTGCGTTGAACTGCCCCATCAGCGTGGCGAAGCTGGTCGCGCCGGTCGCATCGGAAAGACCGCGAATGCGCTTCACTTCCTCCATGATGCTATCGCCCACGGACTGCCAGGCCTGCCGCAGCTGATCGGCGGCCTCGGCCGCCTTCTGCGCATCCTGAAGCCCCCAGATCTGGAGCTGAAGCGCGCGGTTGCTCTCGTCGAGCTTCGCGAGATCGAGCTGCCGGATCGCCTCGGTGTTGCCCTGAAGCTCCAGCAACTGGCGCTCAAGATCCTGGCGCTCGCTGAGGATATCGGCTGCGCTCTTCGCGCCGGTAAGTGCCGATTGGAGATCCGCGAAAGCCGGCGCCAGCTGGAGCAGCGTGGCATAGGTCGCCTGCCCGGCGGCTGTGGTCAGATCCTGCGCCTCAACGAGCGCGCGGAACGCCGCCAGCGTCGACGGCATGGTCAGGCCGAGGCTCGCGAACACGCTCCCCAGCTGGGCGGTCTTGGCGGCCGCCTGTTCTTCCTTCGAATAATAGTCCTCGAAGTAGGAGTTCACAGCGTCGGCCATGGCCGAGACACTTTCGAACTGGTCCGCCAGGCCGAGCTTCGCGGCGATGCTGAGGTTCGTCGCGTTGCGTCCGAGCAGATCGAGCGATGCGCTTACCTGCTCGACGGTGGAGGCGACGCGCACCAGCGTCTCGAAAGCGCCCTCGCCGACCTTCTGGAACTGCGCGATGCCGGGGAATGCGGCGTTCGCCATGCCATCGGCGGCGGCGCCGAAGATCGCAGTGAGCTTCTCTTGGATCTGATCACCGGTGAGGCCTTGCAGGTCGATCTTGCCGATCGTGACGACGAAGCTGTTGAGCCGCGCCTCGATCGTGGAAGTCGCCTCACCCAACGGACCGGCAGCCGACTTGATCGCATCGCTGAACGAACGAAGGATCAGCGTGAACTGGCCCTCAAGCGCCGGGTCGGCGCTCGAATACTGCGTCGAGTAGGAGTGGCCAGTCGTGATCCCGAGGAACTTCTTCGTCTTGGTGATGTCGCTGTAATAGGACGCGTCGAACCCTCCCGAGAGGATCGAGCCCAGCGACTGGGAATTGCCGTACAGGCCGCTTGCGGTGACCTTGGTGCTAGATCCGAACAGCGATCCAATCAGGCTACCGATACCGCCGATTATCCCGCCGATGATCGGGATCTTGGTCAGGATGCCGCCGCCGGTGATGATCCCCTTCAGCAGGCCTCCGGTGCTGTCCATCTTGAAGCCTTCGGTGACGCCGGCCGAGGCGTTGATGTCACCCGTGCGGAGGATCACCGCGGTGAAGCTCGCGATCTGGCTGTCGATCGACTTGAGCGACGACGACATCTCGCGCGCGTAGTTGTTCGTCAGCGTGTCGACTTCCTTCAGCGCGTCGATCGCGTTCTTGAGGCTCGCGCTCTGGGCGTTCGGATCGCCGAATACCGTCCCGGTGCCGGTATTCGCGGGCGTGGGTTTGGTGCCGCCGCCGCTGAACGACCGAACCACGGAAAGACCGATCGAGGCGAGCGCGGCGGCGGTCGCGGCGCCCGCGACGAGGTTCGCAGGGAAGGGCAGCGAGGCAATGGCCTTGGCGACAGCCTCAACGGCGCTCGCAGCTGCTCGCAAGCCGCTCTTGGCGATGCTCGAGGCGGTTTCCGCCGCGTCTTGGATCATCGCGCGAACCGACAGTGCGAACTGGATCGCGCGGAAAGTCTTTTCGGCCGCCGACAGCGCGGCGTAGCCCTTGCTGCCCTCCGCGAAAAACCCTTTCGCGGCGGAGGCCATGTCTCCGAACATATCGATCTGGGCAGTCGCATTGCGGGTGTTGAACAGAGCGTTTTCTCGGCGCTCGGCCTCGGCATCGCCGATTTCCTTGAGCTTCTTGATCTCCAGATCATGGGCGGCACGCAGGCGCTCCTGGTCGGCTAAGTAGGTCGCCATGCGGGCGGTAAGATCACCAAGAGCGCGACCACCTTCGCCAAATGCGTCGGCGAGGCCTTGCGCGGCCTCGGTGACGTTGTCCGAGATCTCGGCGAGCAGATCCGCCTGATACCGCAGGCTGTTGTTGAAGACCTCGGCGCGAAGCTGCCGCTGAGCTTCGAGATCTGCGATTTCGACCTGCTGCGCGATATACTTCTGCTGCTCGGCGGGATCGTCCGTCATCCGCTTGGCCTCGATCGTCGCCCGCATAGTCGCCAGGGCATGAGTGCGGACCGCGTCGGTTTCGCCCACAAGCCGCAGCTCTTCGCGCAGCTCAGCCACGCGATCCGCGCCCGAGGCCATGGCCGCGCTGAACTGGCCAGTGCGTTCCGCCTTCGCCAGCCGCTCGCGTTCGGCACGTTGATCGGCAAGCGCCTTGGTTGCGCGCCCAGCCTCGGTAGCGAGGCCCTGCTGCTGAGCAGCCTCGATCGCGGCGAGCAGGGGAAGGTCGGCGATCTGGTTCTTGAGATACTCGCTGGCCCTCTCGGCGGGAATGAGCCCGGCCGCGACCATCTGGTTCACCCGTTCCTGCGCAGCCGCCTGATCGCGCATGCCGGCCGTGCTCCGCTCGCCCTCAGACACGCGCTGCGCGATGGCCAGGCGCACCTGGCGACCAACCTCGGCGTCAATCTCGCCGCGCTCCTTGATCGCCTTGCTCTCGGCCTTCACGCGCGCCTCAGCGACGAGCGCGGCGCCGCCGGATAGCTTGTAGGCGTCAGCGAGCCCGTAGAGGTTCTTGACCTGCGCTTCGAGCGCAGCAGCCTCGCGGGCCAGCTCGTCGGCGTGGTTCTGCTCTTTGCGTGCGGCCGCTGCGTCGCGCCGAGCTGCTCGTTCCGCAGCGCTGCGCGACTTCTCGGCAGCTTCGGCCGAATGCACGGCGCTGCTCGCGTCGGTCAGATCCTTGCGATATTGCTCAAGCGCCGCGCCTCCGGCGCGATCGGCCGCCGCCCCGCGCTGTTGTACGAGCGCAAGCTGCGCGCGCGCCCTCTCAAGCGGCGTGGTCGCGGTTGCGAGCGCGACCTGCCGGTCGATCAACTGCGATGCACTTCCGGCTGCCTCGGTGCTGGTCGAAACCAGCTTGCGCTGCTCCGCATTTGCCGTGCCCATGGCCACGGCAGTGCGGGCGATCTGGAGTTGCAGGCCGCGATTGTTCTCGGACGCGTCGTTGACGGCGAATGCGTACCGCTCAAGCTCCTTCACCGCGCCCTTCATCGTCGGATCTTGGGCGGCCTGCTTGTTCAGATTGCGCACGAGCTGCTCGGCCGTCAGGCCGGTGCGATAGTCGCCGGTGTAGCGGTTCAACTGATCGTTGATGAACGCGCGTCCGGAAGCCGAGACGCTATCGACCGTCTGATCGGGGAGGAACGACACGCCGGCGAGGCGCCCGCTGGTTGTTAGGCGCTGCCGCGCGGTCTGGTAGGCCTTGGCCCCCGCATCAAGCTTCGCCTCGGCATCGCGCGAGTTCGCGAGGATGCTCAGCCAGGTCACCTGTTCCTTGATCTTGCCCGTCGTGCGATCGAGATCAGCCGCAAGAGCAGCCTGACGCGCGCCCAGATCGTCCGAGGCATCGCCGCTCTTGAACAGGCCATCGGTGAGGGCGCCGAGCACCAACAGGCCGCCAGTGATCGCCAGCCCCCAAGGCCCGATCATGAAGCTCGCGACCTTCCCGAGGCGCCCCTCCATGTTCGCCATCTGCCCAGCCGCCTGCCCGCCTTGGATGGCGAGCACGGACAGTACATTCGCGCCCATACTGATCTGGGTGAAGGCGTCCTGCGCTTGGAAAGAGAGCCCCTGCATGGCAGCTCGGTGAGCGCCAGCGGATGCAGCGCCACGGGCATGCGCGTCGGTCGCCTCTGCGAGAGCCGTCCGCTCCATGCGCAGCTTGGCCGCGTAGTCATCCAGGCCGATCGCACCAGCGGCGATTAGAGTGCGGGCCTCGGCAATCTCCGCGTCGAAACGCTGCTGCGCCGCGACAGTGGGATCGATGGAGGCGCGGAGGCGGGCAGCGGCGGCGGCCAGATTGTCCGTTTCGCGGACCTCGGCCGCTGCTGCGACCTGGCTCTCGCGATATGCCGCGGATTTCTGCTTCGCGACGGCTTCGAACAGACGATAGGCATCGGCCGCGCGGCGTACCGCCTCGGCCTCGGCCTCGCTGGCCGCAGCTGCCTGCTGTGCCGCAAGTTGCTTGGCCTCCGAGGCTGCTTCCGCCTCGAACCGAGCCTGCCTCGCAGCCGCCAGCTCGGCCGCGAACAGGTCGGCCTCTTGGGCACGCAACCTGGCGGCCAGTTCAGTGAGACCCTGCTGTTCGGCAGCCAAGGCCGCCGTTTCGACCTTGGTCGCGCGGATCTCTTCCCGCGTCTTCCCGAACGTGGCCGCTTGGCGGTCGAGCTGGCGCGACAGGGCCTCGCCAGCCTTTTCAACGCGCGCGAGTTCGCGCGCGGAGTTCTGAGCTTCCTTGGTGACGGCGCTCCCGAACGCGGTGATGCTAGCCCGGGCGCTGCCCAGATCCAGCATACCGCTGGTGGCGCGCTCGATGTTCTTGGCGCTCTGCACGGCCTTATATTCGGCGGTGTCCATTTCCTTCTGGAGCTGAACCAGCTCTTCGAACGAACCGCCGGTATCGATCGCAAAGCCTACTTCCAGCGTCGGAATGCCGTCATCCACGGGCCTTGCTCCAATAAAAAAGCCCCGCCGAAGCGGGGCCGATATCAGTCTGTGAATTCTGCTAGTTGCCGGGTCTCGGAGAGATGCAGCAACTGTACTGCGGTCTCCGCGCTCCCGACTGAGAGCCTAGTAGGCTGTCGTTTTCGCGCTGGGAGATTAGCAAGTCAGCGCTGCCGCCTGCATCGGTGACCTTCCCGTCAAACAGCTGAAATGCGCAAATGTGACGGGCGCCGACATCTGCTCCCAGCCGGTTATCCCCGAAGCTGTCGAGGGTAACAAAACCGACTTGGCTTCCGTGCGCTGCCCAGAGATTGATCCATAGTTCGTCAGATGCCGTGAACTTGCCGTTCCCCAACATCTTCTTGAACGCCGGAACAGAGACCGCCGTCTGTCGATATCCTACCGACGAACGGCGGTAGGTTTCAGGATTGCTGAGGCCCGATTTAACGAACCTCTCGCATGCAGCGATGGCCGCCGTGCGATTGCTTGCCTCTTGAGAGCAGGATGCCAGAAACAAGCAAAGCAAAACGCCGCGCATATTGATGCCCCTTCATCGAGCACGATACACGCGGCGCCTGAACGTTGCCAAGGTCAGCCCAGCACCGCTTCGAGAGCAGCTTGCTCTCCGCTGCGATCCTCGGCGGTGATCTTCGCCCGCCAGGGCGGCGGGCAGGTCTCGTATTCGGCTTGGCGACCGAACGCGATGTAGGCGCTGGAGAGGTGACGGATCAGCCTCGCCACCCAAGGCTCGATGTCCAGGCGCGTGCGCCTGCTCCAGGCGTCGATTTCGCCCCAGGACAGCACCGCCTGACCCATCCCCCTCGGCTCGGTGATCCCCATATCGACCAGCCAGGCGATGATATGGGGAGCCGGGTTCGGTGGCATCTGCGGCTCAGCGCCGCGCTTCTTCATCAGATCGAGGCGCGAATGCTTCGGCGCCTGACCCGTCTTGTTCGCCCTCTCCGCCCGGCGGCTTCCCTCGGGCGGTTTCGGCATGGCATGAAGCCACGCCAACATGCGGACGAAGAGCGTCAGTTCGTCCCGGAGCCGCCCTTGGGCTTTCCCGCGAAGTTGCTCCAGTCGGTGACGAACTTGGAGACCTGCTTGGGAATGAAGCCGAGCTTGGGATCTGCGTAGACAGCTTCGAACAGGGCAGCGCCCTGCGCGTCGCCGGCAGGCGGATAGGTGAAGTTCTCGAAGCTGACAGTGATCGCCGCGAGATCTTCAGCGGTCTGCTGCGTCCGATCTTCGGCCGTGGTCGGCGAGATCTCGCCATCGTTGGCCTTCAGGCGCTTGACGGCCCGCGCGGACTGCTTGGTCTCGATCGCCGCGAACGCGGCGCTGCCCGGCCCGTAGATCACGATCTGAACCGGCTTGGTGCGCTCGGCATCCGCATAGAGCGGCTCGCCGGCGGCATTCTTGACGTGGATGACGGCCGTATCGGCGACCGCCTGACTGGTGATGTCGAACATTGCATTCTACCTTTCGCGGTAAGGTGCACCGACCCGTCCGCTCGACCGCGACGGGCGAACGGGTCGGTACGGGTTATCCGGCTGTGGGCCGGAATTGGGTTAGGTGGCGGCGACCGGGATGACCTTGGTGCAGATCTCAATCGTCGGGGTGACCATGACGACGGGATCGGCACCGTCGATCGTTTCCGGCGCGCTGAAGACGCGCACCTGCGCATAGCGCTTGGAGCCGTCTTGATAGGTGGCCTTCATCGAGTAGAGCTTGTTGGTCTCGTCGTTCGCGGCGGTGCGGAGCAGGGTCTGCCCGGCGTCGCTATCGTCGTGCGCGTAGCTCGGCTGAAGCGAGCCATAGTCCGGCGAGCCCTTGAGCTTCTGTTTCGGCCCCTTCAGCGGCTGAAAGTCCGTCTTGGCGAAGGTGGCGCCGATCGCGCCGATCTTTTCGATCTGGCCGACTTCGGTGAAGGTCAGCGCGGCATAGCCCGCAGCATCCTGAGTGGCGGGCGCCGCCGCCGAAAGCGCGAGCGTCGCGCCAGCACCAGTTTGAAGTGCCATCGTTCAATACTCCCTTGGTTTTGGACCGGCGGCGCCGGCGTGGGTGCTGCCCCAGCGGGGCAGCGGATTAGGACTTGGCGGCCTCGGTCTTCGCGGCCTGCTCGGCCTTCGGAGCCTTGTCCGGCGCGCAGATCAGGCCGGCCGCTTCGAAATTGACGAACTCGCCGGGCTCGAAGTCGTGCGTCTTGCCGCCCTCGAATTCCTTCTCGGTGCCGGCATCCTTGAAGGTCCGCAGCGCGAACCCCTTCTTGGTAGTGCTCATCGTCTTCTCCTCACTACGCCGCGTCGAAACTGACGCGGAAATCTTGGGTTTGCTCGAAGGTGTCTGCGGGACCGGCCAGATCCGGCCCCGTGCCCGCCGTCAGGATCGGGACGCGCTTGCCGCCGATATCGGCCACCAGCCCGCCCAGCGTGGTGCGGACCAGCTCGATCACCGCGCCCTGCTCGCGATAGGTCGCGGCTCGCACGGTGACCGAAACGCGATCCTTGCGGCGCGTCGTCGCGGTCCGCTTCAGGTTCTGCCGATCGAGCGAGCTGGTGGTACGCACCAGCAAGGCGGGCAACTCTATGCCGTCCGGCAAGCGTCCGCCCTTGATCCGCTCGGCGGGCACCACGGCGGTAATCGCGGCCGTCGAGCGAAGCAGCTCGCCGATGATGCTGGCTCCGGTCATTCACCTTCGTCCTCAGGTCCGGCGCCACCGACGATCCCCGTCCGCGTGATGCGCGCATTGATGTAGCTCTGCGCCGCCGCGATCGCGTCGGCCTCCTTGGTGTCCAGCGCCGGACGCATGAAGGGGTGCGGCCGCGCGCCAGGGTGGAACACCGTGTCGCCCACGAACTGGCCGTTGATGACCAGCGAGCCCGCCTTGTGGAGCTTGTTGATGCGGCCGATGCTGCGGCCCTCGCGCTGGTCCTCGGCCACGCTGATGAAATGCGGATCTGTGCCCCATTCCAGCCAGGGCGCCAGATAGGAGCCTTTGCCCTTGCTCTGAACCTTGGCGATCAGGCGGCCGTCTTGGCGCGAGGTGGCGACCTTGATCGAGCCGGCCACCGCCGCCGAGATCACCCGCGCCTTCGCCTCTTCGGCGACCACGGTCGCGGCCGCCTTGGCGGCCCCGCGCAGCACCTTCTCTTCGAGTTCGCGCGGGAGCTGAGCGAGGAAGCGTTTGACCTCGGCCTTGCCCCGCACGACGGCCATCAGGACGGGTTCCCGGCCGAGCTGTAATCCTCGACCATGATTTCGGTCGCGTCCGCACCGTACTTCGCCGGCCCGGCGATGATCTGGGTCACGCGCTCAGTCTGCCATTCCAGCTCGCCGCTCTCGGCCTTCACATTGCGGCCGATCAGCACGCGCATGCTGGCCGTGATGTCCTTGCGACGACGAATGCGGACGCGCGACGGTCGCGAGGCGATGTTGATGCCCTCGGACAGCTTTTCGGCCCTGCTCGGCAGCGCGTCGATTACCTCGGCAGCGACTTCGGCCACCAGCGCCCAGCCACCCGAACCGGCGCCGTCGAAGCTGTCATCAGCGACAGGGCGCTCGATGCGGATGCGGTCTTTCATGCGGCTTGCCAGCGACATCAGCGATAGACCCGAACGGGGTCGAGCAGCGCCTTGACGTTGGTCGACATCGGGATCTCGATCGCGGCCGCACTGGAGCCGGCGATCGTGCTCTCACGGTTCGCGTAGAGATCACCGACCATCAGCAGCATGGCGGTGGAGATCTCGGCGGGGATCTCGTCGTAACCGGCGCGGTAGCGGACCCGGATAGCCTCGCGCCGCATATTGCCGTTCTCCCAAGGGAACAGCGGTCCCGCTGCGACCAGCTCGGCGCCGAGCAGCTCGAAGTCTTCGAGATCGGCAACCTGCTCGACGTTGTCGCGATCGAGATACTTGACCGAGATTAGCTCGATCACCGGCGGGAATGGCAGCATGATCCGCCCCCTCGGCGCGCTGAAGCGCGCTTCCAGCTCGCGCTTGCCAAGCGAGCGGCCGAGCGCGCCGCGCACCTCCTGATCAACCGATGACAGATGATTGGCGACCGCCGCTACGTAGCCGGCGATCAGCGTGTCATCGTCGTTGCCGTCCACACGCAGGTGCTTCTTTGCGGCTTCGAGCGAGATGACCGGGGTGGCCGGCGGAGTGACGACGACGACGCGCATCAGTCGGCCAGCTCGGTGAGGCGGGACGCGGCGCACACCTCGGGCGTTAGCACCGCCATCTGGATGACCGGGTGAACCCGGCCCATGATGCCCAAGCGGATCGCGCCGCCAGCGTTCAACAGCTCCAGCTCTTCGGCGCTCGGGCGCCAGACGCTGTACATGAAGTTGAAGCCGCTCTGCTCGTCGATAGCGTCGACGATCGGCAACACGCCGCAGGCGCCATCCAGGCTCTGATCCCAGCCCTGAGGGGCGCCCAGCGGACGGGCGCCCTCGAAGTTGCAGATCTTCATCGCGCTATGCCGCGATCAGGGCGGTGGCGGCAGAGACGACCGTCACCTTGTTGGCGGCATTGAGGCCGTTGGTCGCGGTCACCGCGAAGGTGATCGCCTTCCCGACATCGGCGGCTTGGAGCACATAGGTCGCGTTGGTTGCGCCGGCGATCGCGACGCCGTCGCGCCGCCATTCGCGAGCCGACACGGCGCCGCGCACCACAGTGCCCGGCGATCCGGTAAGCATCTGCCCGCTCTGCGCGACGCCCGCGATCGACGGCGCCACGGTGAAGGCGGGGACGCACATGAAGCCGCGCGAGCGAGCTGCAGAGCGGGCCATGGCTCAGGCTCCCTTGTTGGCGGGATCAGCCGCCTTCTTGTTCGCCGCCGCCGGACGCTGCTTCTCGCCCTTCGCCAGGGCGGCCTTCAGCTCACCGCGCAGCTGCTCGCTCTCCGCCTTGGCGGCATCGAGATCCTTCTTGGTCTCGCCCAGCTCGGCGGTGAGCTTCTCGAGCGCCTTCTCGGCAGCATCCGCGCGCTGAGACTCCGCGACGCGGAGACCCTCGATACGGTCGATCTCTTCCTTGGCCTTGGTCACGATCTCCTGCACAGCCGCGCTGTCGATCGAGAGGTGCAGGCGGATCTCGTCGCCGTCCTCTTCGGAGGTATCCTTCTCGAAGGCGTGCTGGTCACCGGCCTCCAAGTCATCGGCCGTTGCCTCGCGCACCAGTCCCTGTTTCTCCAGCGCTTCGAAGCGCTTGGTGGTGATGCCGCGCAGGATCTTGCCTTCGGTGGCCATGCCGTCGTCACCGAAATGATCGTGCAAAACGAGTGCGTTCTTCATGATTTTACTCCCGGAATAGCGGAGCGCCCGAAGGCGCCCCACGTTTTCAGCCGCCGGATCGCGGCGATTAGGCGATCGCGAGCGAGCCCTTCACGAGCGCACCCGGACGCCGCACGACGAGAGCGAGGCGCTTCTCGGCACGGACGGTGAGCATGTTCTTGATGAAGTTGTCGCGATCCTGATCCGAGATCCGCACCTCGGTATCCATGCGATCGAAGATCTGGCCGGCGAGCTTGAACGCGCCGGTCAGGAAGTTGTTGGCACCGATGCGCTTGGTCGACACGACCGGGCGGCTCCAGAGCACCGGGCCGGCCATGCCCTGAGGATTGGCGAAAACATAGCCGTTCGCAGCATCCTTGGTCAGCTCGATGTTGGCCCACTGCGTCGGGTGGATGACCATGGCGTCGGGCGCATAGTCCGCCAGCTCGACCTGAAGGATCGCAAGGCGCAGGCGATCGATGCGGGTCTCGCCCGCGACCACCACGCCCGCCGGCTGCGCATAGGCGGTCGCCTGCGTGTAGAGGCCATTGAGGTGCTGGCCGGTGTTGTCGCCGAGCAGCAGCTCGGCGTCTTCCACATCGTCCAGGCCATAGCGCAGCTCGCCGTCGACGAGGCTTTCGAGCTGGGGCACATCGTCCATGGCCTGACGCGAGATCGGCACCCAGTGCGCGATCGTCCGCACCGGCGCGTTCGCCACGTCCCAGCCATAGGCGGACTCGGGCTTCTGCGCACCCTCGGCGGTCGCCGCGGCATTGTTGGTGCGCGTGGTCTGATACGCATACTCGATCGAGTTGCCATCGGTCTGACCCGGCGTGAGCAGGTCGCGCACACGCAGCTGCTGCCGCTGAAGGCCCACAATGCCGGCCTGGCGATCGGGGACGATCAGGCCGCCCGCCGAACCATTGGCGCTGGTGATCGCCTTCACGCTGAAGCCGATCGTGCCCTTGCAGCCGCCGGCGACATAGGACTTCACATCGTCGTGCTCGGAGACGGCACGGCCGAGCGACTTCATCTCGGGTTCGCCATCGCCGCCGCCACGGCGGCCCTGCGCCAGCTTCTGCGAAAGCTCGGTGATTTCGCCGCGCAGGCCGCCCAGCTCGGACAGCGCCTTGTCGGCCTTTTCCTTGGTATCGGTGTCGACCTTGGTGCCCTCGGCGTTCTTCGCGCGGAATTCGACCGCGAATTCCTTCACCTCGCCGAGCACCGTCTCCAGCTGCTTCTGGAGCGTCGCGAGATCCTTGGTGTCACCGCCACCCTCATTGGCATTCTTGCGCCCGAACTCGGGCACGAGGGAGCTGCTGGCCGCAGCAGCGGCCAGGATTTCAGGCGTCTTCATGGTGGTTTCCTTGTCAGGCGGACTTCAGCGAGAAGCCGGCCAGGGTGTCCGAAATGCCCTTCAGGGCCGTGTTGCTCGTCGTGTCGCGGTCGGACTCCCTCCGACGCAGTTCACCGAGGCCGTGGCCGACGAGGCCAGCGGCACGGCTTTTCGAGAAACCTGCCTCGCGCAGGAACTTCTCAAACTCTCGATCCGTGGGCAGCTCGCCATGCGCGAGCTTGAACTTGACCGCCTCAACCCGCGCATCGTCGTTCGCGGGGAAGGTCACGAGGCTGATCTCGACGAGATCCAGCTTCGTCAGGGTGCGGATGCCCGTCTTCTCGTCGTAGCTGCTCTCACGCACCCAATAGCCGATGGACAGGCCGGTCACGATGCGCCGCTTCATCAGCGCGTGCGCTTCCTTGGCCTGCGCAACATCGCTGATCAGCAGCTCGCCGTCGCCGGCCAGGCCGTGATCGTCTTCGCGCAGGTTCGACCATGCGCCGATCGGTTCGGAAGAACGGTGCTGCCACAGCACCGGCACCGGGCGGGCCTTCGCGGCCAGCTCCGCTAGGCTCTCGGTGAAGGCGCCGCGCGCGACGACTTCCTGATAGCTATCGACCACGTCCCAAACGGAGCCGTAGCCGTTGAAGGTGCCGTCTTCGCCGACAGCCTTAACGGTCAGGTCGAAGTCACGAACCTTGAGGGCGCCGCTATGCTTGCGGCCAAAGTGCGAAATCATCGCCATGTCACTCTCCGAAGTTGGCGGGGCCGAGGCTGGTACTCAGAGCTTTCAGGCGGGCGTCGATCAGGGCGTCGATGTCCCCGCCAAGCAGGTTTAGAAGGGCCGATCGCGCGCCCTGCTCAGCGTTCGGTAGCTTGCCGAGCTGATCGAGCGGCACGAGGTTGGACTGGACGGTCAGGAAGTCGTCACCGGGCATCGAGGGCAGATTTTCACGGCGACGCATTTCGCCGCGCGTCATCACGCCATTCTGGCCGAACGCTGAGTAGAGCGCTGCGCGGGCGGCGCTGTCCGCCGCCATTAGCGCGAAGCGATTGATCTCCGGATAGATCTGCTTGCGCTCGGCGGGGCCAAGCAGCTGCATTTTTACCGATTGCTCGATGTTGCAGCACAGCGGGTTGAGCTTCAGCGTCTGCCACCCGAGCAGGGTCTGCTCGACGCCGCTGCCGAACATCGTCTGGCCCTTGACGGCGTGCCCGATCAGGATCGGGAACACGTCAAACCAGCGGCAGATTTCTTCGACATCCCAGCCACGGGACTCCAGGAGCTGCACCTCAGCCGGGTTCATCTTGAGCGGCTGAAACTTGAAGTCCTTTTCCAGCGGCACGATGCGGCCCCGCATCGCGTCGCCAACGAAGGCATCGAAGATGTCGAGCAGATCGGCACGCTGCTCGGCGGACAGCTTCGAGTGCGATCCGACTTCCATGAAGCCGGCAAGCTGCATGCCGCCCTTGAAGGTGTCTGCGGCAACACGGTTCGCAGCGATCGACGATCCAAGCGTGCGCCGGCCAAATTCGACCACCGACAGGCCTTCGTCGCCACCCAACGTCAGGCCGCGCAGGTGGAACATTTTCTCCGCCGGCACGGTCTCGACCTTGCCGCGCTCCATGAAGCGATACATGCGCTGATTGTCGCTGTTGCGGAAAACCCGCGTGGTGTCGGGCGCCAAGGGCGTCAACGTGGTGGTCCGGCCTCCCAGCGTTTCCTTCAGCGCGTACCCGTTGCCCCACAGATCTCGACAAGCGACCATCCCGGACCAGAACTCGCTGGCCGTCTGATCGAGGTTCGGCTGCTCGTGGACGAGATCGTAAAGCCAGTGGTCGCCCCGATCGACGCGGCCGCCATCCTTCGACTTTTCGAAGACGCCCATCCCCATTGAGCCGACCACATCGGACTTCAGGCGCACGCACGCCCAGGCGGCGGGGAGCCCGAGCGTGGTCTTTTGGGTAACCGTCTGCCCGGCCGAGTCCAGGCGCGACCCATAGGAGATCGCCTTGCGGGTCGGCTCGTCTTCGGGCGCCCCGCTGAGCTTGCCTTGCTGGCCGGTCCCAAATCGTGCGACGGTCGATCCGACCCAACTCCACATACCCATCAGGCGGACGCCTTCTTTTTCATCTGCGCGATGAATTCATCGAGCGAGTTGTCGTTCGCTGCCTCGGGATTGAGGCTCATGAGCATGCCTGCGGAGAACATCGCCGCGACGGGGTCGATCTTCGCGCTGGGAGACTGTTTGGTGATGGCCACGCCGCTCGCTCCCTTCGGTTCCTGTTTCACGTTGCCGATGCACCACGACATCAGCTTGCTGCCCCCGTGCCGCAGCGTTCGCGCGGCGGCCTTACGGGCCATGCCCTTGATCGCGCTGGCGAGGCGCCAGCCCTGCGGGATCGCCTTGAGCTGCTCGTCCGCGAACTCGCGCTTCGCCAGTTCGTCGACCAAGGTCGCCACGCCTGCCGGATCGAGGCCGATCGCCTCGGCCGCCGGGAACAGGCCCGCTTCCTTCACGCGCAGCAACACCTCGACAACGCCGAGAATGTCGGCGGTGAGATCCTCGCTCTCGTCCTCGATCCCCTCGGGCAGCTGCTCCAGCTGCTCTTCGTCCGGCATAGCCAGCTTGACCAGCGAGCCTTCCGATACGAACTCATCGAGCTTGGTCGCGATGTCTGTGCGCCGCTTCCAGACGATCTCCCAGGCCCACGCCTGCGCCCAGATCAGCCAGCGCCGCGAGCCCTTCTCGCGACCGATCAGGCAGAGCCCGAGCAAGTCATCCAGGCCGCCGCCGTCGATCCCGGCAACGATCACCTCGCTGCGGCGGATCAGATCTTCCAGGCTAAGCACCGGCTCGGCGCAGCGGTCCCAGAAGTCGGCGCCGGACCACCGATCGCGGCTCAAGCGTGTGCCGATCTCCACGTTCAGATGCTTCGCGAGGAAGATCTGCAACTCGCCCGCATCCCCTCGCAGGGCTTCGCCCAGCTTTTCTTCCAACCATTCCGCGTCGACGGATCGGCCGATATTCGGGTTCGTGACGTAGAAGTTTGCCGGGTCGAGATAGGCCTCGCTCAGCACCATGTCCTCGGGGAACTCGTAGAGCATCCCCAGCTTGCGCTTATCGACGATCTGGCCGTCGCGAATGCCCCGGAACAAGTCGAGCTTGCTCTTGAGCACCCCTCGCGGCGCTTCGTCGCTATGCGTCGTCAGATAGACGACGAAGCCCTCAGGACGGCTGATCAGGCCCCCCGTCGCTTCCATCAGCATCGCGGCGGCCTTCGGGTTCTTGCCGAACAGCCACAGCTCTTCGACCAACACGAAACCGGCTTTCGTGCCGCCCAGCGTCTCGCTGTCGGCCGCGACAACCTTGAGCTCGGACTCGTTCACGAGATGCTTGATCGTGCGCTGGTGCTCGATGACCTTCAGCAGCTTCGAGAGATGCTCGTCGGCGCGAACCATGCCCATGGCAGGCGTGAAGACGTTGTTCGCGATCTCCTTCGTCGGCGCCAGCACCAATAGTTCATTGGCGTGGCGCCAGTTCAGCACCAAGGCGGTGACCATGATCCCCGCCGCCAGTGTGGATTTGATGTTCTTCTTGCTGATCAGCAGGAGGAACTCGTTGATCAGCTGCCGGCCTTGGACGGCGTCATACGCGCCGAAGATCGCGCCGACGAAGTCGAACACGTATTGCTCGCACGCCTCGCCGAACGTGGGCTGGCCTGGCACGTCGACGATCTTGAGGCCCTTGAAGATCTCAAGAGCTTGCTCCGCTTCGTCCGGGAACAGCGGCTCGAACGGGACAAGACTTTCGCCTGCGACAATCCTTTCCCGCCAGTCCGGGCAGGCGGTGGACCACGTCAGTGCGGCCATCAGTGCATCAGCGGCCCGCGCCTCGGCTTGAAGCGATCCACCGCTTCATTCGCCGCGATCTGCGCCGCTTCCTTCTTGCCCAATGGGGCCGCCTTCTGCGGCGCAGCTCGTCCGCCGACCTTTTCGGCCAGCGCCTTTAGCCCGGCCTTGTCGAGGCGCTTCGCCAATTCCTTGTTTGCCGAGACGTTACCCTTGTCGACCTCGCGCACCAAGCCGACCAACAGCTTGCCCTCGACCTTCAATTTGGCCGCTTCATGCTCGCGCAGCTCGCGGGAATAATGCTTCCTCAGCGTCTTCGCGGTGATGGACAGCGCGGCGGCGATCTCGTCGGGCGACTTGCCGACAGCCGCCAGAAGCACGCATTTCTGCCGACTTTCGAGCGTCGGGACGTGGGGCGGCCGCCCGCGACCGCGCTGGCCGTCCGGCATCGGATCGCCGAGCAGGTCAAAATCCCAATCGCCCAAGAAAAAAATCCCTACGTGAGAGCATGGGTGGTCTAGGGGCTGACACCCCCGCCGACTTTAGACCCCCCCCTCCCGGTCAGGCGTCCCGGCCTTCCTCGCGCTGCTTCACGCTCGAATGGCAGTGGTCGCAGAGCGTCCAGAGGTTGGCGAAGTCCCAGAACAGAGCGGCGAGCCCGCGATGCGGCTTGCGATGATCGGCGACGAGCTTGGACGTGTCGGCGACGAGCAGCCCACACATCTGGCAGGTGAATAGGTCGCGGACGAGCACTTGCCACCGCAGCGCCTGCCACCGCGCCGTCTTGTACCAGCGGCGCCAAGGCCGCTCGTCGCGCTGGCGGTCGCGCTCTTGCCGATTGACCGCGACGCTCGCCAGCGCGGTCCGCAGTCGGCCGACACGCGGCCTGATCGACGTGAGCTTCGCCATGATCCTGTGAACGCTTTTCGCAGGAAGCGCGCATGACGGAACGGCTTTCGCAGCCCGTGATCGCGTTTCGCAGTGTCACCGAAGGTGAGGGGAGGGGCAGCGGCGCCTATCGGCATGGGACTGCCCCAACGATATCGCTCAGATAGCTCAAAAGGGGCGCTAGACGGACAAACAATATGTCGCGGCGTGCACATTCTACCCCTTGACCGCCTCTACCCTCGGATTTCTGCGGTATTGAGGCTGTTGCAAATCGCCGTGATCGCCCGCCCATAGCGCTTGCGATAGGCGTCCGAACTGGCTTCCCCGCCAAAAGCGTGCGCGACAGCCGACCATTCAGGATCATCTGCCCGCTGGAGCTGGCCAAGCACGACGCCGATCAGCTTCCGGTCCCGCTCTTTGACGACGCGGAGCCAGCCCAACGCTTCCTCCATCTTATCCACCTCGGCCGTGCGGAGCCCTGGCTTACGCGGCTCGATCCCCTGATCGAGCTTCGCATCCCAGTTGCGGAAGTCCTCGCGCGTCCGCCTGATGTCCGGCCACAAGGCCTTGACCCGCAGCCATCCACGCTCGCGGTCCGGCATGCGCAGCAGGAAGCCCCACGCTTCGACAAGGCGCGCCTCCACCAGCTCGAAGGAAGCGAACTCGCGATCGAGCTGCTCGACGGCGCCAGCCATCACCCTTCCGGCCTCGGAACCGTTGCCGCGAACCCTTCCGGCATTGCTGAAATCCGAACCCATTGAATTACCCTAACTTTCTAGATCTCTTTGGAAGAGTTGGAAGGATTGGAAGGATCGTAAGATGTATTGCCTTGCGCACATGCGCATGCGCCCGCCCCTATGGGGAAAGTCAGCGATTATCCTTCCAACCCTTCCAAAGGCGCAGAAATCCGCGCTTTCCCCCTTCCGGTAAGCTTCCGCGATCCTTCCAAGGCGGAAGGGTGGCAGGGCATCACGGCGCGACGCCGTCGTCGAACCCGCCCGGCTCGATGTCTTCCGGAGGCGATCGCGCATGATCGCCATCGCCGTCGCCGATCGAGCGAGCGCGGCCGTGTTCATCCACGAAGTCGGACACATCCTTGGTGAGGCGGAGGCCGAGCCACTGCATCCCGTTGGACGCTTTCTTCTCGTAACCTTTCTCGACCATGGCCGAGGAAAAGCCCTTGTTGGACCACTCGGTCTTGCCCTGCTCACCCGCCGCCTTCATCCAGGCGACGAACACGTCGTAGAGGCGCGAGGACTGGACCTTGCTCTGCGGATCTTCGGCCGCGCACAGGCGCAGGAAGCGCGACAGCGGATCGCTGGCGTCGCGGTAGGCGCTGGTGGCCTCGGTCACCGCAGCCGGCTCTACAAGGCCGTTCTCCATCCAATCGAGCAGGCCCGCGATCAGCCGGTTCAGCACGCCGGAGCCTTCCTGCGCCTTGATCTTGTCGACCAGATGCGGGTCTTTCTTCGGCCAGTTGACGGCGTCGGGCGGCGGCTTGTCGATATGGCGCAGCCAGGACACGAGCTTGAGGCGATCCCAGATCCCGTCATCGGTGTCGGGGATCTCGAACTTGCTGTTGCCGCTGATGATCAGCTTGAACTGCGGCTCAAGGTTGAAGAACCCGCGATTGAGCATTCGCACCGGCACCGGCTCGCCGCCGGTCACCAGCTTGATCAGGCCAGTATCGAGCTTCTGATTTCGGCCCGGCTCGGACGAGCGCAGCAGACGCACGCCGGCGAGCTTCGCCAGATCCGGCGAGGCCTGATCGCCGCGCTTCTTCACGCTCTGATCGAGCAGCGACGCGATCGGCACCGTGTCGGCCAGATCGCCGCCAACGTGCGTCCAGCTCTCGATCGTGACGCCCTTGCCGTTGCGGCCGCGCCCGTACCAGAACCAGAGCTTCTGCTCGCCGGCATCCGCGCTGAGGCTGTAGCCGCCGACCTGATGCAGGTAGCGCCGCATCGCCTTGTCCGGCTGCGCCCACTCGAACATGCCGTCGTAAAGCGGGCAGCTCGCGGCGGGGTCATAATCGACCGGCGATAGCTTGGTGAGCATATCCTCGCGGCTGTGATCGCCGCGCGTGACCATGGCCACGATCTTGCCATCGGGCATCGTCTCGCGCCGGAAGCGCAGCGTGCCGTTCATCACGTTGAAGGCGAACTTGTCCGTATCGAACGCGCCGATCGGCACGGTCAGCCAGCGCCGCGCGAGCTGGGCGACGGCGGCGGGCTTGCCCGTGGTCTCGGAAGTGCGCCCGAACGCCTTTACCGTCGTGGAGTAGTAGACGAGCTGCTTGCCCTTCAGGAACGTCCAGTCGAGCCCGTGCGGATTGAGCCGCTCGCTGAACAGTTCCCCGTCCGGCAGATCGTCCTCGGTCACCTTCACGCCCGTATCGGCGATAAATCGGCCTTCGTCCTGGATCGCGCGCACCGTGTCGAATACGGCCGCGATCACCTCGCTCGGCGGCGTCTTTTCATCCTGATCGAGCACCTTCCAGCGGCGCCCGTCCCAGCCCAGCCAGCCCTTGGCCGTGGTGAAGCGGAAGTCCCGGCCGAAGCGATCGCGGAAGCGCTCGGCGATCCCGAAGTCGGTCAGCGGATAGCGGCTGCACTTCATGGTCAGCAGCAGCGGATCTACATCGAACCCGCGATTGATGCCGTCCGCGATCGCGCGATCGATGTCGGCGTGCTGCACGTCAGCGATGCCTTCATAGACATCCCATAGCAGCTCCTTGGCCGCGCCTTCCTCGACCAGCCCCGCCGAGATCCTGCGGCCGATGCTGAAGGCGAGCTTGGTCACCGCATCCTTGGTGCGCTCGACGTTCTCCAGGCGCCGCGTCAGCCACTTCGCCGAGATCCGCACCAATCGCGCCGCATCCCCCTCCGCCAACGCTGATAGGCCTTCCAGCCTTCCACCTTGGAAGGGTTCGTGATCGCCCGCCGCTGCGCGCGGGGGCGCGGGCGGGGCGGACGGCGCGGGCGCGCCTCCACCGCCGCGAGGCGCGGAACCTCGGAAGGGTTGGGACGCGCGCTCCCTGCGGGAGCGCGATGCGGCCGCGATCTCAGAGAGATCGCGAGGGCTGTCTGATCCGGCGGACCAGCCTGAAGCAATTGTGGCGAGCAACTGGCCGTCATCATCACGTCCGGGATTGGCCCGCGCGGCCGCCTCGATCGACGCACGCGCAACGCCGGCGTCCAGGGCGCCGGCCGCGACGAGCGACGAGATCTTGAGCGCGCTGGTGAACAGCTGCTGATTGCGCTTGCCGGATTGGGCGTCGCGGATCTCCTTGCACTCGCCATCGAGCGCGCGGAGGCAATAGCGGCGAATATCGTCGTCAACATCGGTCGCCACCTTCGCCGGCGAGGGCACCGCGGAATTGTCGACCATGGTATCGCGGGGCTCGGCCGCGCGTTTTTCCCTCGGCGCCCGCAGCAACGCGATCAGCTCGGCGGGAGCTTCCATGATCGAGGCATCGTCGCGCCAGTCGCCGCGCCGCTCCAGCCACGAATACGGCCCCTCGGCCGCGCCCGACAGACTTCCATCCAGGCAAGCGCTTGGCGGCGCGATCACGTAGCCGCCGCCTCCGCGCACATCGACGTGATCGTTGAGCCGCTTGCCGCCGACGCTGTTGCGGATCTCGGGGCCGCCATCGCTGGGCTGGCGGAACCACACATGCACGCCGCCTGAGGGCGTACGCGAGGTGAGCGAGGGCGGCAGCTCCACCCCCATCATCGCCTCAAGCTCGGCCTTCAGCTCGGCAAGCGTCCACTCGCGCAGCACAGGCGCGCCGGTGTCCGCATCGAGCAGCACCTCGCCCGTGGCTTCGTCGTACTGCTCTTCGAAGCGCGGATCGAAGTCGACGACGAAGCAGCCGTTCACGCCCAGCGGGACGCCGATCATCGCCTCGGGATTGCGCCGCCACCACGCCAGCACGCGCTGCTCGTCGCGCGTCGCATCCTTCAGCCCGTTGCCGATGTACGGCGCCTTGGCGCGGTTCAGACCTTCCTTGCCGGCGGCATTCGTCCAGGGCTTGTCTCGCTCGTGGCACGGGAAGACAGGCCACCCCCGCCGAACATATTGAAGTGCAGCCTGCCCCATGGGCGAGAGCTGCGCGGTAGATGGCGGTGACACGTAATCCCCCCGGAAAACACGGGTTAAAGTCAACTCGGCAACGTTGAATGGCGGCACCAGCGTTCAGCCGGGCGGCGTGCTTCTTCTTCGAGAAATGGCGACAATTGAAAGTCGATGCGCGTGCGTTACATTTGGTCGATGACCAACCGAGCTACGATCACGCGCTACGCAGCCTTCGGCACGATTTGTTTCGCCACCTCGATCGCGGGCGGAGTGCTTGCGGGAGCGTTCTGGAACTTCATTGGCCGGTCTGGCGGCGATTTGCTCGTGAACTCCGATACGATCGGCGCGACGCTGGGCGCTGCCATTACGATCGCCGGCTCCCAGATAGTGACCAACCTGTCGGCTAGGGCGAGCGAGCGTCGCACTCGGCAGGCGTACTTGAGCGAGACGCGCGCGCTGATCGATACCGTGAACGATACCCTGTTCGGTTTTACCCAGGCCGATCTGTCTTACGCGAACACGCTGGTTGATCGGCTCCCGCACGAGATCAACGAGTTTCAGAGCATCGGCTACCTGATCGACTCGAAGAACATCAGGGCGCGGATTGCCTTCAACGCTGCCATGGCCGCGCTGAAGGAGGGAGAGCCCCGCCTGAAGGACTTGATAGAGCAGCTCGGAAATCCGGCGGTTCCGGTCAGCGGAGCTGTTATAGGCGCGACCGTAGACGGCCTCCGGATGAAACTCGCAACCCTGCGCTCGGCGCTCTAGAAAGGTCATACCATGGCTACGCCTTGGGACGAACCCGCCACGGTCGACTTGTACGTTCTTGGCCTCGATCGGCAGCGAGCCGCCTTTACCGGCACGCTCCGAGACGCGGTGATCTTCACCCTCTCCCAGGCGAACGAGCGCGGCGACGGCTACATCATCCGCTTGGACGATGGCTCCGCCAGTTGGGAAGGCGCTGAGATAGCCGAGCTGGGGCGAGATCTGGCCTAGCGGCACGCTCGACCACCATCATTCAGCGCTTGGACGAGCGGCCGCATGGCATCGCGCACGGCAGCCGGAGTCTCACCGTCGACGTGCAGGCCGATCGCGCAGCCCTCGGCGAATGCCGCCACATGGCGATTGACCAGATCCGCGTCGGCCTCGGCAAGCCGGCCAGCCCGCACGGCGATCGCCACGCCCGCGCGGTGCCGCGCGACCTGCGCGAGCAGGCCCGAGCGCTCCGCAATCACCGCGTCAGCTCGAACGTCGCCTAGCTGCAACGCAGAAGGATCGAGGGCGGCGAGGATGGCGCGCCGGTGGTTCCAAAGCCATTCGATCAGCTGGCCATCTGCCGCGTGCTGATACTCGCCGATCTCGTCATGCCGGCAACGCGTGAGATCGTCGCAGCTCTCACTGAAGTACCGCCCTCCATCGGAGAGATCATCATCCGTCGCCTTGCCGATCAGCGCCTCCAGCGCCCGCGCTTCCGGTTTCGCCACGCTCATTCGAACGTCCACCCCTGCACGAGCCGGGCGATCTCCTGCCGCACCTCTTCCTGGCCGGGCTCATTCTCCTGCTCGACATCGCCCGGATGGCTCGCCGGAATGAAGCGGTTGATGGCGCTTTCGAGCAGATCCTTCGCGCCGCGCGGGTTGCCGACCAGCGCGTTCGCCTCGCACTTCCACACGCCGAACTGCGCGAGGTAATCCTGCACGTATGGCTTGTTGTGGTCAGGGTGGCGCGGGTCCGACAGGTCGCGACCGCCGCCGGTTTCCAGGTTGCCGATCTTCATCAGACCAAGGTCATCAATCTGCGTCTCGGTCAGGCCGATATTGACCACCTCGAAATCGGGATAGTCCCAATCGAGCCCCTTGATGTTGCAGCACGACATGATCGTGCGATGCAGGCCCTCAACGATGTGCAGGCCCTTGGGATCGTGATCGCCGATCGCGAGCAGGATGCAGCGCCGGCCAGCCTCGCTGCGATCCCGGAAGCGCTTGAGAAGCGCCAGCCGGGTGTGAATGTCGGTGTCGCCCTTCCCGTTCGTGATCCGGATATTGTACTCGTCAGCGATTGACCGAAAGATCTGCACGAGATCCTTCTTCTCAACGATCATCTCGACATAGTATTCGAGATCATCCCAATAGCCGCGCGTGTGGAAGATGCCCGCCCACTCGCGTAAGCGCTCGCTGATTTCGTTGACCGCATATTGCGCCATCTGTTCCGGGGTGTTCGGGCTCGCGTCGAAGTCTTCGACCTCGGTCGCCATTCGAGACGCATCGGGCTCGATCACGTCCGGATCAAGGTCGCCCTCCTTGCGCATGTCGGCAAGGAGCTTCTCGAACCGGTCGAACTCGCCCTTGGTGATCAGACCAAGGCCTTCGGCATAATAGGCCCAGCCGCGAGGCCCGAACTTATAGCCGGTGTCCCGCGACATGCGCTCGATCGCTTCGCCCAGCTCCCGCCGCGCCTCTTTGCGGAGGTGCAACGGGCCGGACGTGGGGGGCATCTGCAAATGGTAAGCCATGGTCAGAACCTCCTTGGCAGGCGGGGGTTGGGCTCGCGGCACGGCGCGCAGCGGCCGCCGACAAGGCGCGGGCTATCGTCGCCGCAGTCGCCGCATTCGCCGGGCACGCCGGCGGGCACAGGCTGGCGCGCGGCGCGGATCGCGTTCGCGCGCATCATGTCTTCGTAGTGCTGGGCAAGGTCGATCTGATCAGCCACCGGCCACCTCCGCCTTGCCGCTGTCGCGCGGCATCATCTGCACGAAGCCGGGCGCGAGCTGCTTGACGCACACCCCGCAGATCGGTTCGCCGGGGCGCTCGTCCCGCCGGCGTAAGGTCGCAATTGCCAGCCGGCCGCACTCGCAGTTCTTGCCATCGGCGCTCATGCCGCTTGCCTTTCGGTTGTGGTCCAGGTGCCGTCGATCGAGGGCGTCAGGTCGACGGGCGCGCCCTTGGCGCAGCCTTCGGCGACGGCACCGCGCTCGGCCATTTCGAGGGTTTCGAGCAGCTCCAGCTCGGCGCTCGCGCGAGCGATCCGCGCCCGAAGGCGCGCCATCTTCTCGCCCCGATACCGGGCGCGCTGCTGCTCCAGCAGGATCAGCTCGCCGAGGCGCTCGCTCTCCGCGTGGCTAAGCGAGCGCTCGGCCGCCAGCGCCTGAAGCGCGAGCATTTCCGCCATCTGCGCATTGGGCGAGAGGGTCGACTTGCGCTTGCGCCGCACCGTCTTGCGGGTGGCCTTGTGATAACCGCGGACATAGTCGCGCTTGCGCAGCAGGGTCAGCCGCTTGCGCTCTTCGCGCGAGAGTCCGCCGTCTTCGTCCAGGCGCTCCAGTCGCCGGATCTCGGCCCGCTGGCTGCGGATCGATTGCCCCTGCGTGCTGTCGGTCAGGGTGACGAGCGCGCCCATCAGAGCTTGGCCCTGACCGTCGCCTGCCCGGTTTCAAGATCCACCGCGACGCGGTGCTCGAAAGGCCCGTGGTCGATCAGCGCGATCTTGCCGGCCGCGACGAGCTTGCGCAGCCGATAGGAGGCCGCCTCGCGGCCCGAGAGGTAGGCGCCGTCTGCGAACTCGATGTTCGTCGGGCACGGCTGCTTGAAGCGGATCGCGTGCCGGATCATCCGCAGGATCATCGTCTCAGGCGTGGCGCGCGCGCAGCGTCGCGCCGGCCGCCGGCCGTCGATCGGCTCGAACCGCTTGGAACGGCGCTGGATGATGTAGGACCAGCCGCGACCCTCGCGCCGCTGGGTGAGATCTACCAGCCCCTGGCTCGCCAGTGTGGTCGCCATGGCCGCTATCTCACGGGGCAGCGCTTCGCCGCGCACATAGACGGCGGCGTCGCCGGCCTTGGCCTCACGGACCCATTCGTACATCGCGGGGGCGTCAAGCATTGATGGCACCTCCAGATTTCGCCGGCGAGGCTTCGGGGGCGGAGGGGGGTGCCGTGGGCACCTCGCCGGACACGCGCGCTCGCTCAGTGCGACCCGAGGGGGAGCGCGCGGGAAACTCTTCGCGGCACTGCGCGCGCAGTGCCGGGGTGTGGGCGATATGCGTCAGCCAGGCGCCGGGATCGCTCCCGCCGCTGGCCGCGTCGTCGATGGTGACGGTCCCCCCGAACATGGTCAGGCGAGCCTCGGAAGGGGCTCGCTGGGCAACGGCCTGCGGAAGCGCGAAGCGTCGCGCTGGGCCGTGCGCCCTGGCATGGGCATGCGCCAGCCGCTCGGCTTGCGCTCGGACGGCTTGTCGCCCCAGCGCAATGCGGTCGGCTGATAGAAGTCGTTGGCCCGGACAGCGCCGTCGCTCCACCGCTCGATCTTCGCGCCCTCAGAGCGGCTCGGGGTTAGCGAGCCGCCGAGCAGGCGATCGACTGCGTTGATGCCGATCAGCAGCTCCAGCTCGCGGATCGCGTTGCCGGGGATCGGGCGCGTGCCGATTTCCCAGGCAAGCCGGTGTGCGCCATCATTTGGCACGCGGGCGATCAGGTACATCAGGGACATCAGCGCACCTCCGCGAGCGCTGCGCGCCCGATCTGGATCAATCTGGAAATGACGGCGTCATGGGCTTCGAGCGTCGGCAGCAGGCGCCGCCATTCGACCAGGTCGATGCCACCCGGCGCCGCTTCGATCAGCGCAGAAGCGCAGAGCGCGGCACCGCTCGCCGCCGCAAGCGCGTCCGGCACGGTGTCGTGCACGTCCGGCACCAAAGCGTGCTGAATGTCCGCGAAGATCGCGTTCGCCACGCGCGGCCCATCGGCCTGCGTCAGGCGCAGCAGCTCGTGCACGGTCATCTGGTGGCTGGGATCATCGGCGTTCAGCCGATGGCGCACGGTGCCTTCACCGCAGCCCATGGCATCGCCCATGTCGCCGTTGGACCAGTCGTTCCGGGTTTTCGCGTCAGCGAGTGCGCCGGCGGTCACCCGCTTCGTACGGGAATGCGTGATCAGGCCGCACTTCGTCATGACAGTGCGGCCTGTGCCGTCGTAACGGTATCGGCATGAACGGAGCCGAGATCATAGAAGTCGTTCGCGGTGACCTCGCCACGCGTGGCCAGGACGATGCGCGGCATCGTCTCGCGATCCGGAATCCTCTCGCCCGATGCGTAGCGCTGTACGGCCTGCGCCGTGCGCTCGATCTTCGCCCCGAACTCGGGGAAATTGATCTCTTCGCGCTTGAGCCAATCGCGTAAATGCATTCCGACCTCCAACAACACCATAATGGTGTCGCCGGATTGGTGGTGTCAACACCAATTTGGCGGGTGGCCTCAAATCACCGTATTGGTGTTAATGCCGGAGTGGACGCTCCGAACAATCTTGCTGCCCTACGCGAAGAGAAGGGCTGGTCGCGACCCAAGCTGGCCGAGCTGATGAACACCAGCCCTCAGCAGGTCGAGCGCCTGGAAAAGGGGCAGCGCAAGCTAACCCAAGACTGGATGATCCGCGCCGGTGAGGCGCTCGGGGTGGACCCGAGCGATATTATGGGCGGCACCAGCGCGCGCGTGAAATCCGATGCTCAGACATTCCGATACGAGGGCTCTTCGGCTGATCGCCCGCATGAGGATCTGCCGATTTACGGCACCGTCCTCGGCGCGCCGAAGTTCTTCGAAGGCGAAGCGATCGAGCAGACGACCCTCAATAGCGGAGACGTCGTCGGCTATTTGAAACGTCCGCCGCTGCTCAATGGCCGTGGCGATGTGTACGGGCTCTATGTGGTCAGCAACTCGATGTGGCCAGTCTACCCCGAGGGCTCAACGATCGTCGCCGAGGGCAAGCGGCCCGCACGCATCGGCGACGACGTAGTCGCCTACCTCCGGCCCGAGAACGAGGAAGACGATGGCGAGCGCGCCCGCGCCGTAATCGTCAAGCGGCTCGTCCGACGCACCGCCGAATATTACGAGTTCGAGCAGTTCAACCCAGCCATCACATTCCGCCTGCCCCGCTCCATGGTACTCCGGATCGATCGCGTTTTGACCTTCGCCGATCTACTGAGCTAACCGCAACACCATATTGGTGTTGACACCACCGACACCAATATGGTGTTACTCGCCTCCGAACTGAACGGAGGCAGCAATGGCCAGGCGCAAACTCTCCAAACTAACACTGCGCGTCCGCGCAGCTGACGATCCCACTTGGGAGCTAGGCTGTCGCAACGATGCTGCCGACTTCGACGCAGGCTGGGCCGCGCGGCAGTCCAACACGGACGCCGCCGTGATCCCGTACATGTCTCGACGGGGGTGGCTAGCCGGATGGCTTGCGGCAGACGCGGCCTGGAACGCTAGGCATCAGGTGACGTCGGGGGTCTTCCGGTGACCGGCCGCCGCTTCCGCGATCATCGCGCCGTCCACATCGAGGCCGATCGCCGTCGTCCGTTCGCCGTGGTCAACCCGCGCGCGCCCGAGGTGGCCAGGCGCTCGGCCAGCCGCGCATGCCTGATGATGCTGCTCGGCCTGATCGTCGGCGCCCTCATCACGTGGGCTCTCACCGGGAGAGTCTGCTGATGAAAGGCAAGATCCAGTTCTGCAAACGGCGCGGCTGCGAAGCCACCCGCCTGCGCAAGCAGTTCGTCTGCTCGCCGTGCTGGGGCGAGATCCCGGCCGCAGACCGCCACCGTTACATGCGCGCCCGCCGCAATGGCCTGACCCAGATCGCCAGCTCGATCCGGAGCGAGATCATGCGCGCCCTCGGCCGCAAGCTGGCCACCGCGAACCCGCCGGCCGCCAACCCCGACACCTTCACCAACATCGCGCGCCTCACCGGCGACCGCGACGCAATGGAGCCTGCAGAATGACGATCACCGTGATCCATGGCCCTCAGGCCAGCGGCAAGACTTTCCACGCCGAGCGTTTCCGCAAGCATTTCGGATGCCGCGACGTTGTCGATGGCTGGCGCCCCGGCTCGGACTTGTCCGATCACAGTGAGCCCGTTGTACTGCGGAACGGCGACCTGCTGCTCACCAATGCCAATCCCGACGCCGTGATGAAGCGGTTCGGCGACCGCGGTGTTCGCCTGATCCCTATCGAGCAGGCCCGGCGGATGATCGGCGTCGGCCCCGTGCCGAAGCGGAGGCAACGGCGATGAACGACACACCCGAATTCCGGCGTCTGTGTCAGGTCGCCGCCTCTCAGGCCGCGAACGCGACGGCAGAGCTGATGCAGGCAGGCTTAGAGGGGCCGCTACATCACCGCACCCTCTGGAACGACGAGCCGATCGAGAAGCTCGCGGACGCGCTCAAGCTGGCGCTCGAAGCCTCGATCAAGGCCGGGCAGGCCTTGGACGATGATGCCGATCATCTGCTCTACGCCTGCCGTCGTTTTGTCGCGGGGTGGGCGGGATGAAGCTCACGAGCGAGCAGATCGAATGGGCTTGCGCCAAGCGCGAGACGGGATGGTCGACCACGGCCATCGCCGCCCGACTGGGTGTCTCGTCCGGCGCGATCAACTACCAGTGCCTCAAGCACGGTGCCGTGTCGCCCCGGCAGCGGCGCACCGACACGCCGCAGGAGCGCACGGTCTACACCGGCCGCGACGGGCGCACGTTCCGCACCTTCACGCCTGACGAGGATGAACAGCTCATGGCGTTCGCCCATGAGGGGCGGAAGATCGGTGAGATCGCCCTGCTCATGAAGCGCGGGCGCACGTCGATCCGTATGCGCATCATGCTTCTTGAGCTGCGCGAAGATCTGCCGGTGGCGCAGGCATGACCTTGCAGCTCGATCTCTTCGCCCGCCAGTTCACGCCCGCAATGCGTGAGCCCGTCCAACCGCACGGCCGCGTGCTCCAGAGCGCCCCGGATGAAATGCTCTCGCTTGCGCACCCCAAGATGGCCTGGCGGTGGGCTGAGATCGAACTTCACCAGCATGTCGACGGGCGGTGGATGTGGTCAACGTCATTCAACACGAATGGCGGCGGAAGCGGTTATCGCGTCGGCGAGAAGTGGGGTCACTTCGCCGCCTCGCGGGACGACGCGCTCCACTACGCAATCGAGGAGATGCGCGAGCATCTCGGCCGCCGACACCTGCAAGCCGAGGAACGCAAGTCGGTGCGCTTGATCCTCGAATGGCTGGAGACGCTCCAGTGAGCGCCCAGCTCGATCTCTTCCGGCCCTGCGCAACCGTGGCGGAGATCCAGCGCGCCGTTCGCGAGGGGCGAGCAGACGCGACCAAACGATGCACCTGCTCCGTGCCTTGCTGGTGGCCGCGAAAGGGTGCGGCATGATCCTCAGCGCCTCCCCCAACGCGCCGGCCGATCCGGATGCCGGTAAGCCCGCCATGCGCCATGACTGGCACGGCCTCGCGGCCGCCGCCGAGCGGCTGCTCGCCGATCGCTTCAAGAGCGACCCGGCGAGCGTCGAGGCCGGGCGGATGACCATGCTGGAGGCGCAGAACCGCCAGCTCACGATGCGCGATCTTGCATCGATCTGGCGGGCGGTGGTTCGCAGAGAGCCTATGCCCGAGCTGGCAGTGAGCCATGCCGCAACCCGCGCGGACCTCGAAGCCGCCGCCGCCGCCTGGGCGAAGATCGCCAAGGGCCGCCCCGATGACCAGGGCTGCGCGGATCTCGCGGCGCTGGTCGCGGCGCTGGCCTGGCATCACCAGCCCATGACGCCTGCGGGAACGCCCGCGATCGTGCTGCTCCACATCTCGAACCAGCACACCCGCGCACTGGCCGCCAACCGCCCCGCCAAGCCGGCCACGATGCCGATCCCCACGCCCGCACCTGCGCCACAGCGCGGCACCACTCGGCCCAAGGCCGCGCCGCAGCAACAGAAGGGGCTTTTCTGATGAACGACGCCCCCTTGGACCAAGGCGGCTCTCAGAAGCGCCACAACCGGCTTCCCGGCCAAAACGTGGGCGGATGGGCGCCGCGCCATTGCCCGGAGTGTATGAAGCTCTTCGAGCCCAAGGTCGCCAATCAGCTCTTCTGCTGCCCCAAGCACAATAGCGCGTGGCACGATCGATCGAAGAAGCGGGGTGTGGTGCTGATCCCGCTTGTGATTACCGCGCGCGTCACCCGGAACGGCACACAGGGCAAGCCCGAAGCACGCGAGGCTGGCCGTCGCGCCAGCAACCGCGCCAACCAGCTGATGCGCGAGTATCGCGACGATGATCGAGCGGCCAACGAAGGTCGTGGCCGCATGGAGTGGACTGAATACACTCTCTGGCGGATCAAGCTCGGCCTGGATCTGAACATATGAATGCGCAGGCCAAAAAGCCGAGGGTACGCTACCCGACAGACGCGAAGATCCGCGCTCTCGCGCCCACGCTCGTCAGCGTCGCACGTGAGCTGGGCCTTGACGTGGGCGGGATCGAGGTCTCCCCTGATGGCTCCATCCGCGTGATTGAGTCGCGCGCGGCGCCGGCGGCGCCCACGAATGCCTTCGACAAGTATCAGGACGAGCTATGAGCAAATCTCCGATCGAGCGCGCGGCAAGGGCGCTCTGCACATTGGCCGGCCACCCCGAGAACATCACGTTTGAGGGGCGGCCGATGTGGGAGAGCTTTCTCCCTGAGGTTCGCAGCGTAGTCTTAGCGATCCGCGATACGAGCCCCGCGATGCTTGAGGCTGGAGCGACCGCAATCGTGCAATGCCAGGAGCAGGGCGAACCCGAGATAGCGGCAGATGGTTGCTGGCGCGATATGATCGACGCGATGCTCGCGGAGGCGCAATGAGCGTCCAGTTCATCAAGTCCGCCCGCAAGGGCAAGCCGGTCACGTGGTATATCTACGCATTCCGAGGCGGGCCGCTGATCCGCAAGGTGGAGAGCCCGCGCAAGCCGAAGCTCACGTCTTCCGATCATGCGGCCGTCGCGGCGGCCTTGGTCGACGACACCGCGATCAACCCGAGCACCTTCCGGTGGATCATCCGCAAGTGCTGCCCGGTCAATCCCGCGAAGGCAGAGACCGAGGGCAGCCCGGAATGGAACGCGCTGGCCGACAGCACGAAATATGTCTGGCGCCGGCACGTTGACGCGATTGAGACCAAGTGGGGCAAGTTTCCGCCCGCGATCTGGGACGATCCGCGAATGATCGCCAAGGTCGTAGCTTGGCGCGACACTATGAAGAACACGCCGCGAACGGCGGACATTGCCGTGCAGGTGCTGGTCTTTCTACTCGATTACGCGCGCCTGCACGCCCACGTGAAGCTTAACGTCGCCCGCAACGTGCCCAGCCTCTACAAGGGCGCCGACCGCGCCGAGATTATCTGGATACCGGAGGACTTCGAGAAGTTCGCAGCTTCCGCGAAGAAGGATGGCCGCAACCGCCAAGCCCTCATTGACGGGCTCAGCCTGGCAGCGGTCACCGGCCTACGCCGGGAAGATCTGATTACGCTCACTTGGGACCAGATCGGCGAGTTCGCCATCGTGAAGAAAGCGCTCAAGATGAGCCGCCGTAAGCGCCGTCGCGTCGTGATCCCGCAGACGCCCCAGCTGGAAGCGGTGCTGGCCGAGCTGCGGGCGCGACCGCGCGCCGAAGGGGTGAACACCGTGCTAGTGAACAACCATGGCAAGCCATGGTCGCTCGACGGCTTCGGAAGTGGCTTCAGCCAGATCAAGCGCGAGGCGGGTATTGTGCACGTCGACGACGAGGGCAACGAACGCCCGAAGCACCTTCACGATGTACGCGGCACTTTCTGCACGATGTTGCTCACCGAATGGGACTGCACGGACGAGGAAGCGGCCGACATCATGGGGTGGTCGCCGGCTCGCGTCGGCCAAATTCGCAAGGTCTATGTTGACCAAAAGGCCGTAGTCGTGGCACTGGGCGCTCGCATCGCTGCAAAACAGTTTGCAAAACAAGCTGGTGGCGACGCAGGAACCTGA